AAGAATTACTTACATCTTCCATTTTTAAAATTCCTCTTATATCATAAGGTAATTCTATAAAATTAGGTTGTGTTTCAAGCTCTTTTCTCATATAATCACAAAAAGACTTGTTACATGCAGCATTTTCATTTTCTAGTATAACTTTTATATAAGATTTTGCTTTTGACAAATCATTATTGACTACACTTCTAATTAAATTTTTTATATTTTTATTTAATGCCATATCTTATTTACTCCTTTACTTCTACAATATTGTTTTCAGGACAATACCATATTCGCCCATCATCTTGTTTTATATGTACTGTCATATCTCTTCCTGTTGGTTTAAAATGTTTTATCACTACTCCAATATGTCCATCATATGTTACTACTCTTCTTCCTATTAATGTTTTTAACATATCTATTCTCCTCCTAATAACTCTGGATTATCATAAAAGCAACCATCTTTAATCCATTTATAACCTAGTTGTACTAAGCAACCAAAGTCATACCAATCTACATTAAAATTAAAATTTCCATAGGTTCGTAAATACCAGTAGTCTCCATCTTCATCATATTCAAAACTTGCAATTCCCCATTTATGGCTGTTATCTCTTGCCCATTGATTAATCATCACATACTTATGATTTGTTTTTTCTAAAGCTATATCTAAATTATTTATTCTCTTATAATATTTTCTATCCATTTTCTCCTCCTACTTTATAGCAATTAGCCTCAAACTGTTCTTTTGTTAGTATTGTTTTTATGTCGTTTTCATGTAATTCTATTTCATATTCGTTTACTTCTATCATCTCTTATGTACCTTCCGTTCAATTATTTTATTTTTCTCTTAATACTGTTATGTAATCAAATTTCATTTCTTTTGCTAGTAAATATGTTGTATACCCATCAAGCAAATAATTGTTGTTATTCAAAACTATCATACTTCTAAAATATTTATGCTCTAAATAATATTCTCTTCTTTTATTAATTTTTTCTTTATTTGGTCTTTTAAACACTTTTAGTATTTTTATATTGTCAATTTTAACTATTTCCCCTTCATTTGGTCTGTTTACAATTCTTGAAAATTCAGTTGTGTCTTTTATAGTATCATCTAACATTTTTTCTTCTTGAATACATTTCAATATCTTTTCTTCAATTTTATACTTTATTTTTTTAAATATTTTTAGCATCTTTAAAATCTCCTTTTCTTTTATATACTGCTACTTTACAGTTACTTATTGAATCAAATTTCTTGCCGACTACTTCTACTAATTCGTACTCTACTAATTCAGTTAATCGTGGTGCTGTTTCTTGTCTTTCTGCGGTTCTTAATAATCTATTTCCATCTTTATCAGTTGTATTGTACATTTTTATTGCCAGTTCTCTTGCGGTATATTCTCCGCTTCCTAATTGTTCATATATTAATTTAGATTTTCTTTTTAACTGTATTTTTTCAAAACTTTCCTTTCTTGTTTCTTTTGTTATATTACTCATCCTCTTCCTCCTTTAGTGAGTTTTTATGTCTTGCGTATATACTGCTTGACCGTTTAATTATTGCTATTAATAATTTACATCTTTCTAAATTACTTGACTTTCTTATATCTTCTTCGTTTATAACTTTTGGCATTTGTTACCTCCTAACTAGATTTCTAAATTTGCTTACTTTTTTATCAAATCTAACTGTTACTTTTGTTAATCCTCCTGCTCTTTGCTTTTGTAAATCTATTACTACATTTTCTACTGTCTTTTCTTCTTCATTATCGTTTTCTTTATATATAAAAATTACATTGTCAGCATCTTGTTCAATTGCTCCACTTTCTCTTAAATCTGCTAATGTTGGCTCTGTTCTTGCTGCATTTCTATTTAATTGGCATAACCCTATAATTGGAATTTTAAGTTCTAAGCTTAATAATTTTAGCGTTCTTGATATTTCTGCTACTTCCTGTTCTCTACTATTAAATTTATTCTTACTTTTTACTAACTGTATGTAATCGATTATTAACAATCCTAAATTATTTTTGTTTTTTAATCTTCTTGCATAATTTTCTATTTCTTGTATGCTTCTAATTCTTGTATTTATGAAAAATGGTAAATCTGATATCTTACCTTCTGCTATTGCTACTTTTTCTTGTTCTAATTGGTCTAAGTTTCCTGTTCTTAATTTGTTGCTGTCTACATTTGATACTTTAGCTATTAGCTTCTGTACTATTTGAGTTTCTGACATCTCTAAACTAACAATTCCTACTGGTATTTCTTTTTCTGCTATATAATGTGCTATTTGTAATGCAAATGTTGTTTTTCCTACTCCGTGGTCTAGCTCCTACTATTGTTAATTCTTCTTCATGCAAACCGTTTGTAACTTTGTCTAGATCAAATATCCCTGTAAAATATTTATAGTCGTATTTTGTTCCTTGTGTTCTCTTTTTTTCAATTATGTCAGATGTCTCACAAACTATATCTAAAAATGTCTTTTCTTTTTCTGCCTCTTGATTTATTTCATTAAGCTGTTTTATTAGTTTCTCTATGTATATTTCTGTTTCTCTTTCATTTTCTGCATTTTCTTTTATTTCATTGCTTAATTTTATTAATTTTCTCTTTTTACTTAATCTTTTTAATTCTCTATAGGCATATTGTATTGAACTTCCATATTTGCATTCAGCTATATTGCTTATGTATCTTAAAATATCTGTATCTTTACCCTTTATTTTTTCTTTTATGCTCAAGATATTTATTTCTTCTTTTTTGTTTTTTAGTTCTAATATTGCTTTGATTATCTGCCTATGTTTTTGTATAAAGAAATCTTCTTCATCTACATTTATTGCTTCTTTTTCAAAAATCAAGTAATAAAGCACTGTTTTTTCTATATCTTCATCATACATTTTCTATCCTTTCCCTAGTATCTTTCTCTTGTATTCTTCTTCGTTTGTAAAATCTATTTCATCGTATTCTACTTTTTCTTTTGGTTTCAATTGCTTAACTTGGTTATTTTTATTAGATTTAAATTCTTCTTGTTTGATTCTGAATTGTTTTGCTGTATATACTTTGTTATTTATGCAATCATTTAATATTCCAGTAACATATTTCCAATTTCTTTTATTTCTAGAAACCGCTTCTTTCATTGCTTCAATAATTAAGTCTGAATACAGTCCTGATTTTAAATATTTTTCTATATCTTCTGAAACAAATGCTGTTATTAGCGTTATGTTATTTTCATAGAACTCAGTAACATCTTTTAGTTCTTTTTGAAAATTTCTTTCTTCTTCTTTATTATTAATACTTGTAATATTCTCTTTGATGTTTTCATCAATACCCCCTTGATTTTTTTGTGGATAGGGTATTGACGTTTTTGTCAATAGGTTATTACTTTGATTTTCTTGACAATAGGTATTGACGTTTTCGTCAATAGGGTATTGTCGAATAGATATTATCCTTTTATCTATCTCTTTACTGCCTTTTTTATAAAACATTTTTATGTTTATATATTTTTTATTATTTAATTGACTTATCCAACGTGATATTGTTTCTTTGCTAACATCATATAAATCTGCAAAATACTCATTTCTAGCCCAGCAAATGCCTTTGTCATTACATAAAGCTGTAATTTCTCCATATAGTAATTTTGCGTTTGCCATTAAATCTTTATCATATCTTACTTTAGCTGGTATTATTGCATAATAATTCGGATTTTCCATTTGTATATCTCCTTATATATAATTTTTTCCAAACTCTTTTCTAAATTTTTCTTTTGTATTTCTTTTTATAAATTCTTCTTTTGCTTCTTTTTGTATTTTTTTCCTTAACTCTTTGTTGTTTTCCCATTCATCGTGACATTTTCTGCATACTGGAATTACCAATCCCCATTGCATACTTTTTTGTCTATTAGAACCTCCAAATATTTCATGCAGATCATCTTTTTTATCTTTAGTACAGATATAACAAACCTTTAAATTTTCTGTTAATATGCTATATCTTTTAGCTTCTAATTTTTTCAATTTATTAGATTTCTTTTTTAGCTCTTTCATTTGCTTAAATTCTTTATAATTGCAACTTTTACAATCCTTAAACTCAATTTCACTCTTCTTTTTCCTGCAGTATATATATTTTTCATATTTTTTAGTTCTTATAGTTAAATAAATGCATTTCATTTTGTCACCATAGTAGACTTAAAACTATTCTTGTATTTTTTAAAATCAATCCCACATTTGCTACAAAAATTGTCTATATGCTCACATCTAGTTAAACATTTTGGGCAATATGTATCTTTATGTTTTCTTAAAATTATTTTGTCGCCTTTTTCTTCTATTTCAATTTTATCTCCTTCTTTTAAGTTATATTGATTTCTGATCTCAATGGGAATTACTATTCTTCCTAATTCATCTAATTTTCTTATCATTTTCAATTTCCTTCCTTGATTTCTGCATAATTATTTGATATAATATGTAAAAATCATATGTTTATATATGTGTTTTTTGTTGAACTAATTTTGGTTGTCAAAGTCTGAAATTAGTTCTTTATTTTTGCCTGATAAATTATTAACCAATAACTCTATGTTGTTTTCTAAATCTACTATTTTTGCTCTTAATTCTGATGCATTATTTAATAATATTTCATGTTCTTCTTGGTAACCTTTTAGTATTAAGTCTCTTTGTTCTACTTTTAGTTTTAAATCTGTTATCTCTTTTTCTTTTGCTTTTATTATTTTGTTATGTAAATTTTTACTTATAAACATCTCTCTTCACTCCTTTCCTTGTAAAATTTGGTAAAATAATGTATACTCTCACTAGAAAGTGAGGTAATTATTATGAAATTAAATCATGAATGTGTTAGAGATTTATTACTATATCTTGAGGACAATCTATCTTACAATAAAAGCATAAGTATAAATAGCCTAACTCTAAAAAGTTATTCTCAAGAAGAATTAATTTACTGTGCCGAAAAATTAATTGAAGCTAATTATTTAATTTGTACCAAAGCTGATGGTTATCAACCACCACTTATTGTTGCTAGAAGTATAACTTATAGTGGACACCAGTTCTTGGACAACATAAGAGACAATACAGTTTGGAAAGAAACTCAAAATATATTATCTAAAGTAACTTCTACCTCACTTAGTTTTGCTGGCAACATAGCATCTCAAGTTCTTTCTAATATAATCTCTAAGCAAATGGGATTAAATTAACTTATCAACATGCCCTAATGCTGACTCGCACTCAGCATTAGTTATTTTTTTTATTTCTTCAATGTCTCTTTTTAATAATTCTTCATGATACATTTCTGGCATTAGTCTAATGCTTAAAATTCTATGTAATAAACTTGGCAATTCTTTATGTATTAGTTCTTTCTTTTCATTTTCTTGTTTTTCTTCAAAGTTGTTCATCTTTCCCTCCTAATAAATCGTATTTTGAGTAAATGCCCATGCTGTTCCTATTACTGTTACTGCCCATATAGATGTATATACTACTGCTTGTCCTATAAGTTGATATAGTTTGTTTTTGTTTAGTTTTCTTTTCATTTGTTTCACCTTCTTTCTAAACTTGTTTCGCTGTATTTAATATTGTTTCAATTATTGTTTTTAATCTTGTATTTTCTTCTTTAACTTTGTTAAATTGTTCTACTGGAACAGAGTCCTCATAAATTGGAATTTTGTAATAACCTTTTACTGTCATCTTACAAGGTATTTCTCCAATTCTGCATTGTCTTTTTACTTCTTCCACTCCCATTCCAGATTGTCTGCTATATTCCTCAGCAGAAACGTATTTAGGTATTGGCATCTACACCACCTCTTTTTCTATTACTGGAACTATGTTATTATTCTTTAATAAATCATATAGAAACAATCTACCTTTTTGAGTCCATTTTGTATTCATTGTTACATCTTTTCTTCCATCAGAATGTGTATACTCAACTGTTTCACTATGTGTATATCCGCAATTGTGATAATTGCTATATAAAAACCATTGATGTCCTTGCTTGAATTGTACTTTTAATTCATGTAATTTTTTATTAAATGCTTTTGCAGACATTCCATAATCTTTTGCTATTGCAGTTATAGTTACTAATGCTTTGCTTTGCAATATTTGGTCTAGGTAATCTGCTTTAGGTTTTAATTCTCCAATTAGTTGTTTTTGTTGTGTATTTTCCAACTGCAAAACATTCAATTTGCTTTCTGCTATTTTTAATGCTCTTGCCATTATTTTTTCTGGACTATTAAAATCCTTCTCTACTTGTATAAAATATTGTCTTACTTTTTTACCCTTTTCATTTCTTTGTATCATTGCAATTTCTTTTGCCATATCTAATTTAATTGCATGATTTACTTGTTCGTAAGTACGTGCTCTTTTTTGAGCATCTACTTCTTCTGTAAATTCTACGTAATCTACATCTTTTATAAATCCATATTCTTTCATTCTGTTAAACCATGTATCATATCTTGTTTCTACTCCTAAAGCTTTATGTAATTCTCTGCCATTTACTATTGGTTCTTGATTTTCATTTACTTCAATTTTTATTAACTCTTGCATTTTGCCCTCCTTTTTAAACAGTTTTACTGAACTTTAAAATTAAAAAAAATTTCTGGTTTTCTTCCTAATATCTTAGAGATTCTATTTATGTGCGAAATTTTAGGTTCTGTTACCCCTATTTCAATATTATAATATGTAACCTTGCTCTTAAACCCTAGAAATCTAGCCATATCGCTTATGGAATAACCTCTTTGTTTTCTCTCCTTTTTTAGTTCATCTGTATATACATATTTTGTTTTATTCTTCATTTGCTCACCCCCTTGTTTTGTTTTGCTGTACTTATTATATCAGTTTTTCTGAACTTGTCAACCCCTATTTTTGAAAAAGTTCAGTTACTCTGTTGTATGCTTAGAGAGAGTAAGAAAAAAATTTTTTATTGTTTACTTTTACTGAACTATATGTTATAATGATTAAGAAAGAAAGGTGAATACAATGTATAATATAAAAGATAGAATTAAAGAGTTAAGAAAAGAGAAAGGTTTAACTCAAGAAGAGTTGGCTAAAATGTTAGGTCTTAGTGCTAAATCCAATATTGCCAATTATGAAAATGGCGCTAATGCGCCTAGTGATGAAGTAAAATTAAAAATGTGTGAAATTTTCGGTTGCACAATGGATTATTTAATGGGAAAAAGCGAATTTAAAACAGATAAAGAAAACTTTGATAATTACATGATTAATCAAAATAAATTAACAATATTAAAAACCATTTATGAATATCATCAAGAATATGTAATTCCTTGTTGCCTAAAAGAGAAGGATATAGATTATATAGTTGAACTTTTATCAAACGTTACAGGACAGAACAAAAAAGAAACAAAAGAAAAAATCAATTCTTATGTTAATTCTTTCGATGTTGATAAAAGAAAAAAAATTAGAGACTTTATAAATATTATTATTAAAGAAATGATTAATGATTTAGAAGATAAAAGTAGATTTCATTATTTTGCAACTCTATTAGATAAAGAAAATTCAAAAAATAAAGACATTAATACAATTTCTAATAAATTATTTAACATCCCCGTCCTAGGTAAAATAGCAGCAGGACAACCCATACTAGCAGAAGAATATTTAGAAGGCTATTTACCAGTAGATCCTAATATATATGGTATGACCACACCTGACGACTATTTTTATTTAAAAGTAGCTGGTGAAAGCATGAATTTAAAAGTTCATAATGGAGATTATGCTTTAATTCATAAACAAGACTACGCAGATGATGGAGATATTATTGTCGCTATTGTTAATGGAGATGATGAAGCTACTCTAAAAAAATATAAAATAATTAATGAAAGTACAATTGCACTTGAACCTATGTCTACATTACCTATGGAACCAATATATGTTAATTTAAAAGATACAAATTTTAAAATTATAGGAAAAGCAATTGGACAATTTGGAAAGTTTTAAACAAAAGATAAGTAGAATTACTTATCTTATTTTGTAGGAGGTAAAAATGGCTAAAAGAACAAATTTTGAATCTAATGGAAAAGAATATTTTAGAATAACAAAGACTATTGGTCATAAAGCTGATGGAACACCTATAAGGAAACAATTCTATGGAACGGGAAAAAAACAAGCTGAAGAAAAAGCTGAGGAATATATAAATAAAATTAAAAATGGTATGACTTTAGATTTTGAAAACGTAACCGTAGATGAATTAATTTATAAATGGCTATTTCAAATAAAGAAAAATGAAGTCAAGCCATCTTCTTTTCAGTCATATGAGGGAACATATAGAAACTATATAAAAGATTCAGACATATCTGGATTAAAAGTCTATAATACCAAATCCATCCAAATACAAGAATACTATAATAAATTAGGAAAAAATAAAACATACTCTCAAATAAATAAATTAAACAAGTTACTAAAACAATTCTTTTCATATGCAGAACGTGAAGGTTTTATATTAAAAAATCCTTGCAACAATATTACTATTCCAAATAAAAGTGTTAAAAAAAGTGTTAAACCAGAAATAGAATATTTTAGTGAAGATGAAATAAAACTATTAAAAAAAGCATTTATGGGACATAAATTTGAAAATTTAATTCTTACTGCTCTTGGAACTGGTTTAAGACAAGGCGAATTACTAGCATTAAAATGGGAAAATGTTAATCTTGAAGAAAAATATCTAGAAGTAAAAGAAACTGTTAAAAAAGTATATGTTTTTGATGATAAAGGAACTAAAACACTGCAAACAATATATAATACTCCAAAAACATCAAATTCAATCAGAAAAGTAGATTTACCTGATAAGCTAGTAAATATATTGTCTAATATGAAAAAAGAGTCAGAATTTGTTTTTAGTGAAAATGGAGAGCCTATTTCTGCTAAAACTCTATTTGGAAATTGGAAAAAAGTATTAAGTGCAAGTGAAATACCATATAAAAAGTTTCATAGCTTGAGACACACTTATGCTACTATGCTACTTTCTCGTGGAGTAGATTTAAAAACTGTACAAGATTTAATGGGACATTCAGATATTACTATTACACAAATATATTTACATGTACTACCTAAGACAAAAATTGATGCTGTAAATAGAATAAATAATCTCTTGTAGCAAAACTAAAGTGTTAAAAAAGTGTTAAATTCAAAAGCAGAGTATCGGGATTATTTAATATAATCATTGATACTCTAGTGCTCCATAGTTTTGGTGACCCCTACGGGAATCGAACCCATGATTAAAAAATAGATATTGTTTGCTTCTTGTGAATCTTCTAAACCATTGATTTATTAACACTTTTTAATACAAGTTCTTTTTAGTTACTTATAGTTATCTGAAACTAAAGTGTTAAAAAAGTGTTAATTTTTTTCATATTATATACATATTTTAAATTAATGTCAAGTATTAATTTTTCCTTTTAAAATTTATATAATTTTCATATTTTTCCTTAGTTATTATTTTGCTTTCATCAAAATATTTCTTAAAATCTTCTTTAGTAATAATCAATTCTTTCATAACTTCATTTTCTACTACATCTTTCATTACATATCCTCCTACATTTATTTTTAGAAGCTTCTGATTGGAGAATATCTTTCATTTGGTTTCTTATGAGAAACCATTTTATGAAAGTGTAATTTTATTTTATAAAAATAAAAAATACACTATTTTGTCTAATAATGTATTTTATATAAATCATTTACATCTACCTTTAATGCCATCGCCAGTCTTGCTAAAGTACTTATTGTTGGCTCTGTTTCTCCTCTTTCTATTCTACTTAAATGTCCCTTTGACATCTTTGCTAGCTGCGCAACCTTATCAATTGTATATCCTTTTTCTATTCTTATTTTCTTTACTAAAATCTCTACTCTCATAATAACCTCATCTTTAGTATGTATTGTTTTATATTTTTTATGAGAGTTCTCTTTTTAATTTTTCAAATGTATCAACATTGCTATGAAATTCTAAAACATTTGAACTGAATAAACAATTATCATATGCATACTTGTCCCATTCCTCTTTTGTTATTTCCTTGTTTTCTTGGATCTTATTCTTAAATATTTCTCTACTCTTTTCGTAATAATTCATGATATCACTCCTTAAATGAATAATAGCATGATTCTGGTTTCTTATGAGAAACTTAATAAAAAAAGAAGCCCTTTAGACTTCTTTCGCTAGTTTTATTATTTTTTTGAATCTTCTTGTTCTTAATCTTCCTTTTAAACTTTCTGATGATAATATTAAATAGAATTTTAGCAACTTGTTATACTCTTTCTCATTTTTTATATTTAATATTTTTATCATTTGTAGAGATTCTTTATATGCTTTGTCCATAATATCATCTCCTTTATGATATTATAACATTTTATGTTGAATTGTTGTGTTGAAATTTGTCGAAAAGAAAAAGAACTATTGCTAGTTCTCTTTATAAACAATATCTTAATATTAATTCTTGTATTTCCTTATTTGTAATATTAGCTTTCTCTTTTTTATAATATATAGTCAACAAATATATAGTACCATCACTTTTTTCTGCATAATATATTAATCTATAACCATTTGACTTTCCTGAATTGGTATTTGAATTAGCTATTCTAACTTTTACAACATTATTGTTGTTGTCTTTCATCTCTAAATTAGGTATAACATCTCCTATAAGATTTCCTTTTTCTAATTCTTCTACTATTTCATTAACATCATCTGCTACATCTCTAAACTTTTTTCTATATTGTTTAATATCTTTTTCGAATTGTCTTGTTGGTACTATATTATATTCCAATTTTAATCGCTCTCCTCATTGTTTTTTAAGTTATTATAAAGTTCTTTCCAACTTTTAGTTTTGACTTTCCCTTGTTTTATTAACTTTATTTCCTTTAAACTTCCTTCGAGAGATTCATATACACTACAATATCTCCCTATTGTTTTCTCTTTAGTAAGTTTTCCTGATATTGTGCTCATATTCACTCCTCCTATCTTTCTCATAAGTACACTTCCTTTCTTAACGGTCATTTTAGCATACATCAAAAAAGAAACATGTCAAATCTTGTTTTGCGGCAAGATTTCTATATAAGAAATATATACAAAATTCTACAAAAAGTAAATATTTTTAACATAATTGTAACATTTTGTAATATAATTGTAACATATTTTTGCACACAAATCAATATTTTTTGTCATTTTCTACTTAAATCTCAGCCCTCCACAATCAATTTTAAGCCGTTTTATTTTTTTAGTAGAGTAATTATATTGTTTGGTTTTCAGTCATTTTTTATATTTTTATGTTTTATGACAAAATTCGACAATATTTTTATTTTTAGTGTTATATAGTATGAAAAAAAGGAGTGATTATATGGAACTTGAAGCAGAATGTTCATGTCCAAAAAGATATTATTTTATCAATGTAGGGTACGAAAAGATTGCAAAATTCTATAGTGAAAAAGAAATAAGAATAAACTTTTCTGATACTACTTTAGATTTTGAAAACGACACCCTAATTTTCGAGTGTCCTGAATGCCATGATAATATTAAAATTAAACTTAATGAAAAAGGGAAAGCTTTATATATTTTATATACATCTACTATTGCAGTAGCTGAAAATATAAATGTAAATGATATTTTAACCGATATAAAAAAAGAAAATTACAGTAATGATAATCAGAATTTAAGAAAATCTTTAAATAAACTAAAAAAACTACAAATTTTAAGTGTTACCAATAATAATTCAAACTTTAACATTACTCCAAACATTTATATTGATTCTATAAATTCCATTATAAACTCAATAGAAGCAGAATAAGTCTGCTTCTATTTTATATTTTAATGCAATAATTTAATGAAATCCACCCACTTGGAATTAATCCAAATCCATTTTGAACTTTAATAACTGTTGTTACTACTCCACGTTTTAATCCATTAGTATATTGATTCCCTAATCTTTTATTTTGATATCTTGCATTAGACGTTAATTGTTTATATCCTTTTATTTTATACTTTGTACTAGGACCTGTTCTAACATTTAAGACACTAGCATTTACTTTGTATTTTCCTGTTGTATATTTCACACCAGAAATAGTTTTAACAGGATTTGAAGCTACAGCCATATAACTTGTTAGATAATTACTAGAAACCCATTTATTTGTTCCTATTCTACTCCAATTGCCATCTGTTTCATATACTGTTACTGCTGTACCATTAGATAATCCACCTACAATATATCCATTAGGCTTATTTCTTATATTTAATCCTATTTTAGCATTTACATATCTAGTATATGCTTGTGTTGTTACTGGACGTGTGTTGTTTACTTGTACATTTTCATCATGAGCAAATGCAAAGAATTTACTATAATTAGCATAGTTTCTAAAATTGTCTATACTACAATATACTGTATTTCCATCTATAGTTACTTTACCTCTTCTTGTACTTGTTGAGAATTTGCCACTATATAAATATGGATCATATATCTTTAATGTATCTCCTTCTATTCCAACTAGAACGATAAAGTGTCCACCCGTTGTAAACAATCCATTTCCACATGATACTATTACATAATGATTATTTCTTAATAACTCTACAGCTTTGTCTAAATAATATGTTTCTTCATATCCAATATCAAATTCGTCTGCTACAGCTCTAAAAGCACTAAAATATGTACCATTATTTGCACTTCTATATCCATGTTGTACAAACAAATCACACATAGTATCAGGTGTTATTGCTCCTTTTGTAGCTGTTACTACCATTGAAGCACATGTAGGACCACAAGCGCTAGAACCTATTGTTTGGTTTGGATTGCCTACACTAGAATACATCTTGCTTGCCCATCTACTATCTAATTGTGAATAATATGTTAATCCAACATAGTCTCCTAATTCTACATTCCAAGTTTCTGCTTTTGCTCCTTCATAAGCTATTTCTCCTTGAAGTTGAAATCCTTCTGTTTCTTCTCCTTCTTGCTCATTTGATACAGCATTCTCTTGTTCTTCTGTTTGTACTTGTATTTCTGTAGTTGGTAAGTCTTTTACTTCTTGTTCTGTCATATCGTATGTACTAATATTGTTTTTTACTTCATTTACTACACCATTTACAATTTCATTAGTTGAACTATTTTCATTTGCTTTATAAAATCCCAATCCACCTAGTATTCCAACTATTATTGCTGAAATTATTAATATTATTTTTCTTTTTTGCTCATTATTCATTGCTATCCCTCCATTTTTATTTCTATTTTTTCAATATCTTTTTCTATAGCTTCACATCTTCTATCATGCACTTGCAAAAACTCTGATTGATTATCCATACTTTTCTGTAATAGTTCCAAGGATTTAGCTGTATTCATATTTGTATTTTGTATTTCGATTAAGCACTTACCATTTTGTTCTATTGTTTTTTGCATATTTCTTCTAGTTGTAAGCCAATCGTATAAGAAAAGTATTACTATGACTAGTGAAACACCATATTCGTTTATCAATTTTCCTATTTCTTGCATTACTCTTCCTCCTTAGTAGCTTCAGTTTCTGCTGTTTCCGCATTTTTAATTTGTTCAATTTCTTCTACAGCATTGTCCATAATATCTCTTCAACTTTCATTGACTTTTCTTGCTCTTCTGCTAAATATGTAATTAACTCTTCATAGTCTTTTGCATTAATTTTATTTTTATCTGCATAATCACTAGCTTTTAGTATTGCAAAGTCTACAGTATACATCTTTGATTTATATAAATTCATTATTGCATTTTTGAATAATTTACTTGTATTCAATTTACTCACCTCCTGCAAGTATTTGAGCTTGCATATTATTTAATAATAGTCCTATATCAGCTAATGCCTCAACTTCAAAAATAGGCTTTATCTCATTCGTACTAAATATATTTGTTTGTCCTTTATAACTTATTGCATTTTTTATTTGTTCATATGCTTCTTTCTGTTCTACTGTATAAGGTTCTACTACTTCTTCTGCTAGTTCGTATTCTACTGTAATAGGATTTGATTGTAACCAAGTTTTTAAAGTAGATGGAGAAGTTGAAAAAGAACTTCTCTGGACACATAAATATATCCTTTTATCTGATATAACTGCAATAGCATTATATTTTTGAAGTTTTGTTGCTTCACTTGCACTTAAGCCAATAGTTTTATTACACATTACTCTTACTTTGGTATCAGTATTTTCTACACTAATTAAGTTGGATATATTAGCTGTAAAGGCTGAAATATTATTACTAAGACTACCACCGTTATAGTTCCAACCTTCATCATCACTGCCGTCCAGCACGACCTGTTTTCTCTTATGATGTATTCCATCATCTGCTAGATAGTCTCCTTGCATCAATTTTTGACCTTGCTTAAATGGGAATATTATTATTTGTTGTTTATGTTCTTCACTTGTAATTTTCTCAGTGTTTCTCTCTAATTGAAAAACATCTAAGCTCTCAATAATTGGATTAAATCCAAATCTTATATATCCGTCTTCATCTAATGTAAATGCAATCTCTTTATTTGCATTTGAATTTTTAATACTTAAGAGTTTCTTGTTTTTATCATAGATTAATACATTTATCCAATTATTGATAGTAGACCAAAGTATGTAATTCCCTTTTGCTAAAAATATGTACTTATCTATTCTTCTATCTGAATTAGTAATGACATTCCCATTATTATCATAATTTCCCTGGAATAATTCTAAATCTTGATTTAAAATATTTTTGTTACATATAATTATTTCCATACTTCCAAGGCCATGTCCATTATCTAATGTTGCTTGTGTACCTTTTTCTATTTTTATACTATCAAGCATTTCTTGATATGTATTACTTCCACCTGCTATCCACACATATGCGATTAAATATTTAGCTGTTGAATTAGTTGTTATTGTCATAACATTTGTATATGCATTACTCACATAACCTTCAACTTGTTGTGAATAGCCTGGTTCTGTACTTGAATAGGCAAGAGCAAATCTATTTTTTGTTGCATCATATTTCTTTGAAACAGTGTATGTAGTATTTGGTTTACATGGTATCCATACTGTTTTATATGTATTTTTTACATTTCCGCCTAACCCAGAAGTGTCAATCGGTGTATCCAAAATATTAGGATTATCTTTGTCATATAAATTTCCATTGTCCCCAACATTTCTAATCTCACTTGGAAATTCTACAGAAGGCATAAGTCCACCTTGTTCGAAACCAGTAAAATTTTCTCCTTCTTCTAATTGTGGTCTCCATGTAAAATTATTTAAAATATTACCAGTTGCAATAAATACTCTTATTCTATATGTCCCCTCTGCTAAATCTAGAGTAGTAAAATTCTTTGCACTAGAATATGCTGTTAGTTCTCCTCCTTTAACAGTTGTATATGAGCCATCTTTTTCTTTTTGTTGTAGAAGAATTGCAAGTGAACTAGTTGCTGTCCCTAACGACCATGTTCCCTCCATATTTTTAGACAAAGTGTATTTTCCAGCTGAAATATTAATTGGGTTGCTATAAAAATTCACTACACCAGAGGCAGTACCATTTAGTGTTATGACTCCGTTTTTTATTGAGCATGTAATTCCTTGGTTAACAGTTTCTTTTATATCATCAAAAATTATTTTATTCTTTCCACTTCTTGTTTCTTGACTGCTATTTCCCCCAATTCTGAATTTCGTAAATTTTGCTCTTGCTGTATTTTCTAATGCTATACTTTCTCCTTCGTTACTTACTTTTGGGAGTAAGTCTATTATTTGTGTTATGTTTTCTTGATTTAAAATATTCTCTTCTTCTAATTCGTTAATATTATCTGCTGATTCTTTTAAGCTTTTTTCAATTTCATTATCCTTTTTTTCTAATTCTTTTGCTAAAGTTTCAGAATACTTATGTAATTCACAAGGATCCGTACTTTCATAAATAGTATAATTGCCACTTGAAGATTTTTTCATTCTCCTGTAACCTCCTTACATTTCCATTTGCTTGATTCTATACATGTTTTTAGTTGCATTTCCTCACAAGTCATATATCTAATTGCTTTTATTTTTAATTTAAAAGTAGAACCGAACATGTATCTTGCTCGGTTCTAATATTTTTTCAATTATTTTACTCATATAACCCTCCTATCCGGCAGGACCTAACAGAACAGCTATTTGATAGTTATAACCAGATGTTGCATTGTTTATCTCTATGTAATCTTCTGTCAAATTTATAAAAGTTTCAAATCCAACTCTTGCAGTCATATCTCTCCAAAAAAGTTCATATGATGCTCTTGCTTTTACGCCTAAAATGATAGTAGAATTTTTATCAAATCCCGCAGGATATGCAATTTTTCTATATGTCGAATCTTCAAAACCACTTTCTAAGAAAACAAAACGGCTATTTGACATATACGCACTTCCATCTTTTACTGCTACTAGTTCTGCTTTTAATTCTTCTAAAACTGCTCTATATTCGGTTTGTATTTCAGTATACACGCTGTTAAAATCTATAAATGTTCTCGTATCTCGAAAATCTGTTATTCCATTTGCGCTAGTTTTGAATCTTGCTAATTCGTGCTGATATATTCCTGCATTGTTTTTTACTATATCTGTTTGTGTTAGTGCCGGATAACTGTTTGTGCTTTTAACTATTTTGTAAGACGCTTGATTTAGTTGTTCTTCTGTGTTTTCTTTATCTAAATCTATTTCAATAATAAGACTACAAAATGCACTATCTGTTCCAGCTTCTAAAGTTGTACTAGAATCTTCTTCTATGAATCTACCTCTTATGCAAGCTAATCCGTCTTGAATTGTGACGTTACTTCCATTGTAGCTTACTTCCATTTTGTTTCCATAGTTCCCTATTCCACATTTCCCGTTCAAAAATGTGTCAATAAAATAAGCAAATACTTCTACATTAAATATTTGCTCTTTAAAAACATGTCCTTTTAACATTATTTTTTATTCCTTTCCTTCAATAATTTATCAATAAATTTGATTCTTATGTTTCCGCAAGTATATTCTATAAACTTGTTTTGTGTAATTTTTATAGCACTTATATAAGTGCCTAAAATTGTACTTTTTTTGGTCTTAATTGCAATCGGTGTCCCGACTTTCATATATTTGTTTAACATGCTAAATGTAACATTGTGATTATATTTATTAGCTTGTATTATATCTAGAGCTTTTTGATTTGCATCTTCTATGTTAGATGTATATACTCTTTCTGTTCTTCCTTCTGCTCTTTTTTCATTCTTCATATCTGTTGTAGTAGTTCTATCATTTAACAAGTACAAATAATATGTTTGCGTGTTTGTTAGCACTTCTACTTTACTTACTATGTCTGTTTCAAAAACTTCTGTATAATTAGAAATTGCTTGCGCTTGCACATCTATTAATTCTTTATTTAAAGATTTGTTTTCAATTTCTATTATTATTTTTTTGTTCTCAATATAAATATCGTAATTGATATTATATAGTTGAGTACAGTTCGTCATCCATGTGTTTAAGTTGTATAATCCATCTGTCACATTAGTTACAGATGTTTGTAATTTTGTATGAGTTTTTACTCTGACTTCTAAATAGTTTTTATTGATAAAAGCGTCTTTATTGTTTACAAAATTGTCAACTATAGCCTTTTTAATTTGCTCTTCTATTCCTTCGAAACGTATTATTTCATTGTCTAACTTCTCAAAAACAAACTGTTGATTCATATTACCAGTATTTTCATATATTTGTATGTTTGTTCCGTTGTTTGTTCCGCTACCATTTACATCTACATAATAAGTGCTTGCTGCCGTTTTAATTCTGTAATATGCACCTCTAATGTGTTCTATCTTCCATTTTTGAGCAATACTTTCGTTAGCTGTATATTGTTGTAAGTTTGTTCCATTAGCAAAATTTCTAGCTGGCACATCTAATACCTTACCAGTTCCAATGTGCTCAATCGTGTAGTATCCATCACTATCTTTTGTAATCTTCCATTTTTGAGCATCACTGTTATTATTTTCATAAAGTTGTACATTTGCCTTATCTTCTTTGCTATTGCCAAATACGTCTATTGCTTTTGTTGTATCTAATGCACTTCTTATTGTATAATATCCTTCTTCTATTTCATCCGTTTCTTGATTTTTTGATAGTGCAACTTTTTGATTGAACATATTTGTTATATATTTAAGAGTGTATTCATGCAACTGTGCCCCATCTTCGTTTTGTATATTATCTATAATTCCCCAGTAAATTACTTCATTGTTCTTTTTTATCGCTACTATATCATCAGCTTTTGCTCTTGTTTGTTTTAAGACTTTTACGATAGAATTAGCATTTGTCTCTTCGTCAATAGTTATTTCATAATCTGCAATCTCTATAATGTCTTTTACTGTAAAGTCTTTATTGTCAAATATCCACATAAATACTTTATTAGTTTCTATTTTTATTTTATCTTTTGCTAATACTTGCACTACTTGTGTATCTTCATAACTCTGCCCAATTAAATCTGTATATTGTATTTGTGTGTTGTATATTCCGCCTTGCACCGGTGCTGTTAAGTCTACTTCATAGTAACCACTTTGACGGTTATACACTGCTAAATAATCTTGTCCATTAAAATTAATTGTCATCTCATTCATGTAAACACCCCCTAAACAGCTTTGTAAAACGTTAGTATTGTTATTTGTGCATTGGTTATTCCGTTGTCAGCTGTTAGTCTTAATTCGCAAGATTTGTTTTTCGGAAGTATGATTACGTTATTGTTATAGAAGTCTATTACATCTAAGCTAAATAAACTTTCTAATGTTCCATCTGTTTTTTGTCGACTTATATAGAACTCATTTTCTTTTGTTCCATACAGTAGCTTTTCATATTCTGCTATTTCCACCGTAAGAGGGACTTCTTGATATAGTTCTCCTTCTACATACAACGAAATCTTCGGATTTACGACTGATCCATCGATTTCTACAAGAATCGGAGCTTCTACATGTCCTTTGTTTACAAAACTTAGCTTTCTAGTATCGTAATTTACAAATTTGCTATCCCATTTAAAATCCCATCTGATTTCGTTAGATTGTGCTTTCATGTTATATATTGCTGTTGTTTGTTCATACCATAAACTCAAACAATCCAATATTATACTTTCACTTATGACCCCATTTGTTTGAATTTCTGTTTTTGATAAGCTTTGTATTTGTATGTCTTTAAAGTATTCTTTTTGTCCGTCTACAAATGGTATTTTGTAAGCAATTTTTAAAGTTTCAGCACTCTCTATGAAATTAACAAATTTTCTAAAATTATCATAATTTAGAAAGTTTACTATGCCTTCTATTTGTTTTTGTTCTAATTTTCCAAAATTTTCTATGAAAGCATTTCCTAGCTGTTGATATTCTCTAGAATAAGAATATCCTAATCCGACTAGGTTCTGTTAATAAGCAAGCATTCTCTATATCCATTAATGAGTAACTTTGCCCTTTTTCATTTATTAATTTAAATTCTCTTACCACATTATCTTCCCTCCTTAATAAAAATAACAACTCTAATTAAGATTACTCACTTCATTAGAGTTGTTATTCTTATATTTTTTAACTATTTTTTAAAAGACCTATATCCTATAATATTAAATTCATAAGAAGGTTTTTCTTTTACTCCTAAATAACTAGAATCATATGTGCTAAATTCACCTTTTCCATTATGGACGACAACATAATTATAATCCGTTTCATTATTGATATTATTTTTTTCTTCAATTAACACAAGATAATCGTTATCTTTGTTTTTACAAGAAATTATTCCTTTTCCACTATATGTTAATGAATCGTCAGAGTAAGTATATGTTGTCTTCTCAGTCTCCATATCAAAAGATTCAATTTTAAAATCAGAAAGACTAACCTCACTATTTGCCCAACCTACAATAGCTAAACTCAAAAATACTGAAATAACTACAGAGATAGCAGTTTGAACAATTATATGATTCTTGTCTTTAGCTGCACAATCTTGACATATACCATCTTTCAACTCACTTTCTAAGCATTCTTTTTTGCATTTTCTACATATCATATCTATACCCCCTTTTTATAATTATAAAAAAGTTTATCATATATTTTTGTTGTTTATTGTCGAAATTTGTCGACAATTAAATATTTTTTAAGTATATTGTCTTCCAAAAATTTTATTAATTTCATCTACTATTTCTTTTGCATTGCTTCCTTGAATATTAAATGTTATTTTTCTATTATCATTATTTATATTTTTTGTATTACTATTTATTTCTCTACTTAAACTTCCTTGTAATTTTCCAAAATCTTGAACTTTTGGCATATTCATATTATTTAATTCTGCTTCTAATTTTTTTGATAAATTACTTGCAGAATTTAATAACTTAGGAGATGAACTGTCTAAAGTTTTCGCTAATCCTTGAATCATATCTGGCATCCATTTTTCATATTCACGTAAAGGTCCTCTATCTGGTCTAGAAAAGTGAATAAACGATGCTATTGTACCAGCTAATCCTGACAATATTCCTGTAAACCAACTTCCTTCACTCTTTTGCTTAATCCCATTTCCTAAGCCCTCTACCATATCTTCTCCCCAAGTCTTACTATCATTCTTCTCTATCTCTGATTGTGCTCTATCTGCTAAATTTCCAGCTTCATCTTGTACTGTAGTGTCTTTTTCTAAAGCACTCGCAGAATTTGATATTTCATTTTCTGCTTCATTTGCTAATTTTAAATTGTTTCCAAAAAGTATTGTTGCTTGACTTCCTTTGCTTCCCGCTGCTTCTGTAAGATTTGTGTCTGCGGAAATTATTCCAGTTACTTCTTGTATTTTTTGTGCTGTTGTTGGTCCAACTTTTGATAATGCAGTACTATATTCAGAATAACTTTGTTCTGCAAGAATTTTCCAAGCATTGATTTGGTCTTGAGATAGATCAGTAACTGATGACGTTTGCTTTGCTAAAGTATCCGCTAAGCTTGCTAGTTCCTGTTGTTGTGTAGATAGTTGTTTATTCAAGATTTCTGATTGATATACGTCATTACTATCGACCGCATCTTGCCAACTTTCTTTTAATAGTTTTATGTATTCACCTTGATTTATTATTTGTTGTTCTATGCTTTGTTCTGATTTTTGTTTTAACGTTTCGTAAGAAACTCCTATTTGAGTTATCGCTTTATCAATAGCTTCTGCTGAACCTTCTGCACTTACTTTTTGTAAATTGTTAACATCATTAATTGTCTTGCCATATTTGCTTATTATTTCTGTTTGCTCTCCAATCTGTTTTGCAATACTACTATATTGTATTTCTGCTTCTTTTCTTTCTTTTGCATTTCCAGATGCCATCTTCTCTGCTGCCTCGGCTAATTTTTGCTTTAATCCTACTAACGTTTCTGTAGCTTTTGATGATTCCGTCATTGCTGTTACATATTCTTGCTGATATGCATTCAATACCGCTTCTGCTTTTTTTACTGCTATAGTTTTATCAATTTCATTTTGTAAATCTTGGTATTTATCTATCACATCTCCTGTCATTGTATATTCTGTTCCAAGTGCTTTGCTTAATATTCCAAGTATGGTTTGAGCTCTGTCTTTATATCCTTGTTTCACCTTTCCATTCTCATCTGTTATTTGTTTTAATTCATCTGATAATTTTCCATATGTTTCTATTTCTGGAATAGTGCTAGATAATATAGTCTGTCTTGATTCAGCTAGACTTTCCCATGATTCTTTTTGTTTCTTCACTTCATCTCTTAATCCTCCTAGTGATGCCTTTTGAGCAGTATCTGCTATATACCATGCTGCATATGCTGCACACAAAGTTGTAATTGCAGCGGTTGCTAGTCCCATAGGAGTTGTTAATCCTTTTACAACAATTGCAAGCTTATTGACTGATTCGCTTGTAGCAATTGAATTATTTTTTGCAACTGCTATTGCTTGTAAAAATGTTCCAACTCCTTTTGTTACTGTTCCCACTGTTTTTCCTAATGTAGATGTGATTTTTATAGCTGGTCCTATACTTGCTACCATCAATCCCATATTTAAGATTTGCTTCTTTTCTTTATCGCTTAATTTATCAAATCTTTCCATTAATCCTTTAAATTGTTTTGACAAATCTAATAGAATTGGTCCTAATGATTTTGCTGCAACTTCTCCTGCGTCATGCATTGCTATTTTTGCATTTTGCATTGCAAGTTGTGCATCGTCTACCTCGTCTACAATTTGACCATATGTATTTTCTATTGTTCCAGTACCATTATCTAGAGCTTCAATGTATTTTTCAAACTCAAATCTACCACCTTTTATAGCATCCGCTAAATCTGGTCCTGCTTTTGCACCAAATACTTCTATTGCTTTTGTTGTAGCTTTTGCAATTGTTGGGCATTTAGCAATTTCATTTAAAGTTTTGCTAAATTCCTTTGTAGAATCCTTTCCTGCTGCTCCCCAATTTGATATGGCTTTCTTCATACCAGAAAATGCAATTTCTGTATTTACACCTGCTTTTTCCCATCCTGCAAACATAGCGATTGCATTTTTAGTATCTATACCTAGTGCTCTCATTGGAGCACCATATTTAGCAAGATTTGTAGTTAAAGATTCTATAGAAATGCCACTTTTTTGTCCTGCTACAGTAAGCATATCTAGTAATTCTGAATACTTGTCCGCTTCTATTCCCGCATCTCCCATAGCTCTAGTAACCAATTGAACAGAAGTATTTACATCTACTCCATTTACTTTAGCGAATTTAAGAAAGTCTATAGATGCTGTTTTCAATTTATCTCCTGTTAAATCTAATCTTGTATTAATTTCTCCTATCGCTGCACCAATATCTCCAAAATCTCCTGGTACTTCACTTGCAACCTCTTTGTATATTTGTTGCAATTCTTTTGCTGCTGAACCAGTAGCTCCTGTTTTTGTAGCAATAGTGTCTAACCCTTCATCAACTGCATCCATAGAAGCAATTGCTGTTGTAGTTATTCCTACAATTGGCAACGTCAACCTTGTAGTTAGTGTAGTTCCCATTTTGTCGATTTTGTTTGAAATATTAGTTATCTTATTTCCAAACTCTTCTATACTTCTTCCTGCTGTTGTCCATTTAGAAGCTTCTACTTTTAAATTATTCAATTTATTCTGTGTGTTTATAATTTCTCTTTGTAAGTTTCTATAGTTCTCTTGAGATATTTTTCCGCCATTTGCAATAGTATCATCTGCCATCTCTTGAGCTTTTTTTAATTCTTCTAATTTCTTTGATGTTTGCTCTATACTTTCCTTTAATATTTGTTGCTTTTGTGATACTAATTCCGTATTCTTAGGGTCTAGCTTAAGTAAAGAGTTAACCCCTTTTAATTCCTTGCTTAAACTAGCTGTACTAGAATTAACTTTGCTTAATGCTTTTTGAAGTCCTGATGTATCTCCACCTATCTCAACTATAATACCTTTTATATTTGCCATTTTTTCACCTCATATAATAATAAGAGGCTAAAAATAGCCTCTTACATTAAAAATCTATCAATATCAGCTTGTGTTGCTTTTCTTACTGTATTATCTTCTTTTTTATTTACCATTGAATATAATATTTTCATTGCTTCTATATAAGTAATTTCTTTTAAGTCTTTAATTGTTAATCCTATTCTTAAACATGATGCTATAAATTCTTCTTCTGGATATTCTTCATTTATATTCTTATTGTTATTACTTATCTTTTTTATTTTTTCGTATAATTCATTGTCAACAAAAGCAATCTACGGCAAATTCCGTTACCTCAACAATCCATTCATCATTTGTTTTTATTGATGGTATACTTTCAAGCCACTTATCATATTCAGGTATTGTCTTATCTACAGCTAAAATCATTATATATGCCATTCTAGTTGCAGCTTCAATAAACAATCCCATATCATCTAACATTAATGTTGATAAGCTTGACATTATAGTTGCATCATCTATATCAGGATTTTCTTTCTTTAAGTATTCTGTTGATAAAACTTGTTTTGTTAAAAATGATTGTAATATTCTAATATCACTAAAAATATCTGTATTGAATTTAGTACGATAATTTTTATAAGTTAGTGCATTACAATCAATATTATAGTCTTTACCGCAAATTGTTATTGTTTTCATAAATTACCTCCTAAACACTTGCTTTAGCATCTTTTTCATATACTTTCTCAAAGAATGTATCATATACTGCTTTATTTTCTTCACTTGGTTCTATTACAGCTTTTATAGCTTTATCTGTAGAACGAGGAGACATTGAAATTGAAATAGTATCTGTTTGTGGTTCTTTACTTTCTTCAGTTGTATTAGCTTCTGCTGATGGTCTTGTAGCTGTACAATCAAAGTAAATAAATCTTCTCTTTTTAGCATCACCTTCAATTTCTCCCATTAACGCAAATCTTGCATTAATATCATCAGCTGATTCAAATAATGCTCCATTAGTATCTTTTACTTGTCCTAAAATTTGTGTTAAGAACTCTTCAGGTGTTATAGCAATTTCTAAATCACCTGTATAACCTTGATTTGACGTAGCTATATAATATTTTATATTATCTGCATAAAATGGTGTTGTATCTCCTTCTGGATCTGCTGATAATCCTTTTGCTCCTGGCATTGCAAAAGGTGTTCCATATGTTATTTGTCCATCTTTTTCTGTAATTTTTGCAATATGTACATTGCTTAATCCAAATTTAACTTTGTTTTTAGTTTCTCCTGCCATTTAAAATTCCTTCTTTCTTTAATTTATTTCAAAAAAATAACTTACTTGCCAGATTTGTTCATCTGATAAATAAGCCTCTTCTGATTTATTCCAAGCTATATCGCCTAGAATTTTATTTTCTATTTTGTTTTGCATATCAATATCTTTATCTACATATGTATAATCTAATTGAACTGGTATATTTTTAGAATATACTTTATTGTCTGCCATAAAATTATTTGTATCTCTACAAATAGCAACTAAATGTGGAGGTTCTACTGATTCTTTAAATGCTCCATAAGCATATTGAAAGCCTTGATTTTCGCATCTTATTTTTAATTCTTCTAATGTCATTTTATACCTCCTATTTTCTGTTTAAGTTCCTTTTCATATTCTTTTGAGTATTTTTCTTCTACGGGTCTTATATGTGGAATAGCTTTTGTTCTTCCACCATTTCTAGTAACGTGCCCAAATTCAAGTAAATGAGTTAATTGGTAATCTGTTTTATTGTGTATTTTCACAGAATATCTATTTCTTCCTAGTTTGTCTTTTTTTAATCTCCATCCTTTTGCGTAGCTTCCACGTTTTTTAGGAGATGTTGTTTTTAACTCTCCAACCGCTTCTTTGCCAACATCATTAGATACTTCTTCAACTACTTCTGAAATATCATCGGAATAGTTTTCTAAAGATTTCATTATCTCTTTTGATAAATTATCAATCTTAATAGTTTTAGACATTTTTTAATTTCCTTTCGCAAACTAATATAAGTTCATCTGCTGTTATTTCTTGCGTACGAATGATAGTATATGTTTTTTTCATATATATAAGTTCTTGTTCATCATTATAATTTATTGAACTTATAACAAGCCTTAGAGAGGGTTTATGCCCTCTCTCATTAGCTTTATAAAATTCATCTGCGTATACATCCTCTATTCTTATAATTGGAATCTCATTTTTACTTGTTTCTTCTTTTTGTACTCCAATAGAATTTGTTTTCAATGTTGTAGATAATAGTATACAACTTACATCGTACATTCTTCATCCACCACCTTGTAATCTGAACTTAAACTTAAATTGTTACAAAGAAGATTGTATGTATCTCGAGCTAATTCTTTGTCTTTAATACTTATCATTCCAAAATTACTTTTTACATACATAACTATTGCTGATTGAATTAGTGCGTCATTTAGATTTGATCCTGCATCTATATTCAATCTTTTTAGGTCTTTTATTGCAGCCTTTATCCATAATTTTATTTCATCGTCTCTCATTGTTGCTGATTCAGCAATACCCGAACTCTGTTTTGATAGTCTTATTAACTCTTCCATATAATCCTCCTTGTTTTATATTACACGCTTGCAGTTGCTTTCTTTACTCTTACAAATCCATTATATTTAGATACAGTTCCACCGATTATAGCATCTGCTCTATAGCAAATCATTCCTTTTTTGAATTGGTAATCTGTACTTTCTTGAACTTCTAAATCAGAAAATACAGGCAATTCAAAGTCCATTAAAGAACCATAAATCATTGTGTATTTTCCTGCTGTTGTTTTTTCATTTGAAATAGAGTTACAAGCAGAGTTAATAACAAATGGTACTGCAAGTCCTCCATCTTTATATGAAATTGTTCCTCTAGATCCATTTTTCGTTATGCTATAAACAAATTTGCCATCTTCTGTTTTAACTTTAGCAAAAGCTTTTAGGTCATCTTTTGAAAGTATTAAAGTTTGTGGTGCTTCAACATCTTCATTTCCACCGTAAGCAAATGTAATTTCATTTAAAGTGTCTGCATCAATCCCTCTTAATTCTATATCGCTTGTTTTTTCAGCATCAGTTGGCATTACTTTTGTATCTGCATTATAGATTCCTTTTATTGTGTTTGTTGTTCCAGCCCCTACAATTGATTGTGCACCAATTTTTTTCTTAATTGAGCTTGTTACTCTTTTTGATATTAAAGCTAAGTATTGAGCTGCAGGCAATTTTTTAACTTCTTTTGTTACTTCAATATAAGAAGTTATTTTTGCTCTACCTGTTTCAACATAATCAGTCTCAACATCTATATCATGGTATTCTCCACCTTCTGTTGTATAGTCTCCTTCTCCGTATCCTTTCTCAAATGCTACAGAATAAGATTCTCCTCCATTTAATGGTACAGTATTTAACATATCAACCATTCCTGATACTGCATTAAAGCTTTCTGAAATTTCATTTTTGTATTTTTTAGGAACTAATATTGTTCCCCCTGATACTGATACACTTCTTTGCTCTCCGTTATCAAAAGCAATCTTTACTGCTTTTCCTTCTTTTAAGTCTTTTGCTCTTTCTTCGATTATTTTTTCTTCTTCCACTTTTCTTTCCTCCTTAACTGGTTTTTCAATTACTTTTGCTCCTGAAAGATTTACATTTCTTTTTTCTAAATCTTCAATTGCTCCTTTTAATAGATTTCTTTCATCTACCTCTTCTGTTTTTTCTTCCGTTGTTTCTTCTTCAACTTCAATGTCTTTTAATGCTTCGATTTCTTTTCTAAGTTCTTCTAACTCTTCTGGCTTAGCATTCTCAACTTTCTTTCTTAATTCTTTCTTTTTTTCTTCTAACTCTTTTAAAGTCATTTTTACTTCCTCCTATTTAAATTTTTAACAGTTCTACCACCGTTTTTATAAAAACTCTATTTAGTTTCTACCAACTAAAAAAGAAGCAGTTCTACCACCGCTTCTCTTTCGAGATTATAAACTTAATAATAATTTTAGTCTTTCTTTCTCGTTTTTTAATTCTTGATATTTTCTTTTTTCTTTTTCATATTCCTCTTTACTTCTTGCATATATTTCTGTACCATCATAAGCCGGTACATCTACAACCGATACATCAAATAATTGTGCAATCTCAGTAATTCTTCTTGTATCCGTTTCGTAATTCCACTCTTGTTTTCTTACCGAAAATGCAAAACTCATCTTATCCAATAATCCAGCTTGTATCATTTTGTATATATCTCTGTTCTGTGTAGTATCAATTAGTTTTGCTCTTATTTTTAATCCTTTACTATCTATTATTAGTTCTAAGCTTTTATTTCTTGTCCTAGCTAATATTAAGCAATTGTCATTGTGATTATATTTTAAAACACAATCTGACATATTACAGTCATTAAACGCATCTCTACTAATAACTTCTTTGCACCAACCTAAATCTGTCTCTTCTTCAAACACTGCAGCATAACCTTCAATTATCATCTCGTCCTTTTCTTCCTGTAATGCTCTTAATTCGCTAATTCTCATTTCCTTTATTGCTTTTTCCATCATTAATTCCTCCTTGATATTTATCTGCTAAATTTGCATTTATAACATTTAAAGTCTGTAACCTCTTCTTACCTTCTTCTCCACCTATTGCAGGTAAATCAAAAATTTCTCTTCCTTCATCTACTGTTATTAACCCCAATGCTCCTGCTTCTTTTATTAAAGATATTTTTGTTTCTGTTTTTGCATATTTTATACGATTTACTGAAAATTCTATTCTGTGACCGTCTTTTATTGCCTTTTCATTAAATATTGCATTTGTAAATGCTTGTCCCATTTGTATTGCTCGTGGTTCTAAAACACTCTCATAAAATGCATTCCATTCATCGGCTGTGTATTTACTTTTAACTATATATTCAGAAATCATAAAATATCCATATATGTTCCCGTTTACCATTTCAAGTTGTTCTTTTTCCAATAAAACCGGATTTAAATTTATTTCTTTAAAGTCAAGCCTTGCATCTAATCCACCTATTCCATCTGTGCTTGATAATAAAGATTTTACAAAATTACTTTTCATTTCTTCAATATCTTTGTCTTTTAACATAGCCTGTGAAGCTTTTAATACACCTCTCAACGAAGCACTTATCTTGATTGCATTTTTTATACCATCATCGGCAACAGTTTGTGTTTCTATAGCCCCTTCTAAAGTTTGATTTGTATCCCCATAAAAATCATGTTTTGTATAAAAATTTCTTAAATGAATAATTCTATCATATTTCACATAGTAGATATTTCCATCTATAAATTGAAATTTCAGCCAAACTTCCTTTTCATATTCTACTAGAGTACAGAATAACGGGTTTAATGGATATAATCCCCTCAAATAACCTTTATCATCTATATCTTGATAAATGTATTCGTTATTTTGTGCTAATAATAAACTTATAGTTTTATAAATAAAATCATATGTAGTCATATATGGATTTGGCTTTATACTAATAATATAATTTATTTGTCCTGATATATGATTTTTAAATTCTCCGTTCTGCTGATAATGTCTAGGCATCATTTTAGCACAATGTGTTGCGATTGTATGTATACATTCTTTTGCAATTATATTGTCATCGATATTATCTGAAATATTTGTATATGTAGCATTAAATCCACTTAACAATCTTAATACATTATCATTAACTATATTTTGTTTTTTATTTCCAAACACCATATTAAATAAACTGCGCTTTTCTTTTTTCATTTCACTCCTCCTGTAGAGCTAAATAATCATTCATTTTTTCAAATAAAACACAGTAAGCTATTATTAAACTTACTGTGCCATCTATTCTCGCTCTTTGTTTCTGTCCTTTTACTGGTCTTATATTATCGTTATCATCTCTTTTTACTGCCGTATTACATAAACACCATTTTAAAATTGGGTTGCTGTTATAATTAACATTCTTTTCTATTAAATCTGCTTCTAATTGCTTCATAGGATTGCTCATTGTTTTTGCTCCTTGTCTTACTTCTACCATTTCAAATCCTTGTTCTTTCATTTCTTCTACCCAGTATTGAGTATTCCAAGGATCATAACCAACCCACAAAGCTGATATATCGTATTCATGATGCATCTTTAAGAACCATTGTGTAACATCACTGTAGTTTACTTTTGCACCTTCACATATTGTAACTAATCCACGTTTTTCCCATTTGTCATATGGTATCTTGTCGTCTTTAATTTTAAATTCTAATCTTTCACTAGGTATAAAATATTGTTGAATTACATATTTCTTACCACCTTTAACAATAAGTAATGTTGCACAAGTTAAGTCTGTTGTACTTGATAAGTCTACTCCTCCTACTGCATATGTATCAAATAAATCTTCTATGTTGTATGTTATAGGATTGTCAACGACATCGAATGATAACCACTTATCTTGTTCATTTTGTCTTATATTAAAGTCTTTGCATAGTAAGTTAGCTAACTCTGTTGGATTATTTTTTGCTCTGTTCACTTTGTCTCTCAAATCTTTTATATTCTTTATTGTTCCTAATCCAGGATTAGCTTTATACCATTTTTTTTCATCTTGCCATTCATTAGGATTATCTAATTCATATATAACTGCTAATACTGTTTCATCTACTATTCCGCCTTCTTTTCCTTCATATTCATCTATAACTGATGAAGCATATTCATATTCATTATCAAATACACTCTCTCTAACAGTTCCCATAGTTGATGTTTCTAAAAGCAAAGGTTGCTCTCTAGCAGACATTGAGTCATACATAACATCTAATAAGTTTTTATCCTTCCAAGCATGTACCTCATCACATATAACAAAATAAGCATTTAATCCATCAAGTGAATTAGAATCAGATGCAAGTGCTTTGAAAAAACTTTCTGTTTTATCGTAAAATAATCCATTAACTAAACATCTTACTCTTTTAGCTAGAACAGGACTTTTCTTTATCATTCTTTTTGCTTCTTCCCAAACAACTTTTGCTTGGTCTTTTTTAGTAGCTACTGAATAAACTTCTGCTCCGCCTTCGCCATCAGATGTTAGCATATAATTTCCAAGTCCACCATCTATTGTTGACTTTCCGTTTTTTCTTCCTACATCTAATATTCCTTTTTTATATTTCCTTAGCTCTGTTTCTTTATCTATAAAACCAAATAGTGCCTGTATAAAAGCCTTTTGCCATAGTTCTAAAATAACTGGTTTTCCTGCCCATTTACCTTTTGAGTGTTTGCAAAACTTTTCTATAAAGTTAATTGGTCTGTTCCCTCTTTGTTCATCAAGCACATAGGTATGAGTTTCTTCTTCCTCTGTTATCTCATTAAAAAAAGAAACTTGTTTTGGATTATAAATATCTTTTACAAGTTTCTTATATGTAGTTAAAACCTTATAGCAAGCTTTATCTGGATTCTTTAATAGAAACTGATAATACTCTTCTATGTATGTCATAGAGAACCATTGAATCGTTCAAATTCATCATCCTCATTTATTTTCTTTTCCTCTGGTAGCATATCATTTAATTGTTTTATTATATTCATATAGTTTTTTACCATTGTGTTATATGTTTTGCTTTCTATTGATTCTTTAAATCCAAATTGGTCTTTTCCATTTACGTAAGTTTCTTTTACTCCGTATAGTTTTATATCTTCCTTAAGTTCATCTAGTGTTATAGACATAAAAGAAGCATTTTCAATTAATTTTTCTGCCATTTTCTTTTTATTATCTGGTAAATCTTTGAATAATTTTTTCAGTTTTTGAGTTTCTTTCCTTATTTTCTTGTTTTTCTCGATAAGTGCTTGTCCACTTAATTTTTCACGTAAATCAACTTTTTCTTCTTCCATATCTACACCTCCTTATACTACACCCCTCACGCAAAATAACTTGTGTATTTTTCGAACCCCCACCCACCGTTCTCCCATGAGCATAATATTAGCCGACTTGTGGGGGGTGCTCATTATTTTGCATAATATTTAAATAAATTTAGTTCATGTTGTTTTTGTCTTGTAATATTAGTTATATTAAACTCATTCTTTTTATCAATTATTATTGCTTCTTTATCATTAACTAATTTTATAAAATATACACTTAATAAAACAGTATCTATATCTTTATTGTACTTAATTATATAGTCTTCATTCTTAATGCGTATTTCAACTACATTTTCATGTTCACATAGCTTGGGCAATTTATTATCTTCTTTGAATGTTTTTGTTTCTTCTTTAAGTTGTTCAATTGTTTTTCTATAATACATAATTTCTTTTTCTTGATCTATTATTATATCTTTATCGCTTGCATTTCTTTTTTTGTTTTTTATTCTTACTCTCGCTTGTTTATATAATTCGTCATCATTCAACTTTTATTACATCTCCATTCTCGTCAAATATATATTCTTCATCTTTATCAGCAAAGTGTTCTTTATTATGGCAGTCTTGGCATAAGCATTCTAAGTTATCTATATTAAAGAATATATTATCATCTTCATAGTTTGTATCAGTAACATATTCTTTATGATGTACTATTACTGCAGCATTAAATATTCCGCTTCTTCAAACATCTTTCACATAATCCGTTTGTCATTAATAGCTTTTGTTTTCTTAGTCTCTGCCACCTTTTACTTTTGTATTTCTTTGCTATTTTAGGATTGTCTCTATACGTCATGATTATTTATCTTTTTTATTTTTTCTAGTTGTTGTTTTCTTTATTGCTGTTTCTTTCTCAGTTTTTTTAGTTGCTGTTTCTACTTCTTCTGTTTCTTCTACTTTTTTCACAAATACTTCATGATACTCATTTGCTTTTGTTAGTACTCTATACCTTTCTTCTGATACCTCGAACTCTTCACCTTTCTTTGGTATTTTGTCTAGTTCTAAATCCTTTATATTTAATTTTTCATACCTATCTGTTGCTTTTACTAACATTTTAATTCCTCCTATTTTATTAAACATTTATTTTTAACTAGATAAGGACATCTTACTATCTGCTCATCTAGGTTTATAACTTCTAAAAAAAGAACAGTCTTTACAACCGTTCTGGTAATTGTACATTTATTAATTTTCTTTTCCATTTTTCTTCTCTTTCTTCTTGTGTTTCTATCATCTCTATTGTCCTTTTACAATCATCCAATTTACATTCTTTACATTTTTTCCCTTGTATTGGACATACTTTATTATCTATCAAACATTGTTCCATATCTTTAGTCCTCTGTGCACTTTAGTTTTCCATTTATGTCTTGTGTTATTTTACAGTCAATATCTTTATTACATTTACTGCAGTTTTCTTCTTTGAATTGTTTTATTTGTTCTAGAGTCATATTATTACCTCTTTTCTTATAAACACTTTGGTCTAGGTAGTAGGAGTTTCACCTACACTCTCAGGTGTCCAAGACCCGCATCTTACTATCAAGACTTTACCTAGATATTAGAACTTGCTAGGAAAGTTCTTTATATACTCAAAGGATAATAATCATTACAGCCAAATTTATATTATCAGTTACCTAGCATACTGGTAATAACATAATAAAAAGAGTAAACACTAAGGGCTTGCATTTACTCTTTTCTCTACTTACATTTCTCTCGATTATATATATATCACATTTTTATGGTGTCATAAAAGGGTAAAAAGGTGTCTTTTTTTAAATTTCTGAATATTTTTGTATTGATTTTTTTATCAATTTTTTGGTATATCTATAATCTTTTTTTATTTCTACTGATACTTCTTCAACTTTCATGCCTTCTACAAATCTTAATTCTAATATATTTTTATATGGTTGCTCTACCATTTTTATTTTATTTGTTATTCTAATGAGGTTTTCTTCTTCTTCTTGCATAATTTCTATGTGTTCAGATATCAATTCTAACAGTCTATCAATGTTTTTTGTCATTTTATCATTGTCTGGCGTTCCTTTTGGCATATCAGATAGTACTGTAGTTGTTTTAGTAAGTTTTGTTTTTGTTTCTTCTATTTGATTTAATTTTCTTTCTTCAAGTTTTTTACTATGTAAATATGAATATAATTCTTTTTTAGCATCCTTCTCTATCATTTGTACCTCCTTGTTTTCTTTTTATATCTTCTCTTATAAGCTCATCTTTAAAATTGTCTAAGATTTTATATGCTTTATTTATTTGTGCTTGACTCTCTTTTCTTTTTGATATGTCTAATAAGTTTATGTTTTCTAATTCTTTCATTGTGTCTATTACTTTGTTGTATACATGGTTTATTGTCATTTGTTTTTCCTTTCTTTCAAATATCTATATATTACTCTTTCTACATAAGCTAATGCTTCATAATTGCTTATGTATCTTCCATCATGTCTGTGTCTTACACTTGATCTTATTATTTTTATTTCTTGATTGTATTGTCTTTTATACATTGTTGCTAATTGATTTTTACTTAAGCCTTGTTTCCATTTTGTTATTATTTCATTTTCTTTCATACTACCACCTTATTGTAGTATGCTCTTTTATTTATTTAATAATTCTTTTGCTTTATTTTTAAAATATTGCTTAACGTCTTCTTTATCTTTAAAATATCTGTTACATTCTATCTGAGTGCCATGTATGTCATCTGCCATTAAATCTATTGTTTTGTCTTGTTCTTCTAGTATAGATAATACTGTTTCTATTGCCGTATTTAATTCTAAAGACTTATAAATCCTTCCTATTTTCCAGCCACCACATCTATTGTCTATTTCTAATTTATCTCTTTGTATTTTATTATCTTTAAAACATTTTAATATTTCTATTGCTTGTTCTTTTGTCATATGTTAGTCCTCCAATAATATTCTGTTTTCTTTAAATGCTTCGTATAGAGTTTGACCTTTATTATTCATAACATATGGTAAAAATATCTGTTCCATTTCCACCATTTCAGTTTCCAATATTGCCATTTGAGCATCTATCCAATCTTTTATTATTCGCCACGCAACTTTATTTGCTTGGTCAAAGGTATCTTTAACTTGGTTATTGTTTTTTCTTTGATTTTTTAAAACTTGTAAAACTCTGTCTGTATTTGAGGGTAACCTAATACCAAATTCTCCTCTGGAAGTCATAATTTTAAAACTTAATCCTGTTACATTTCCATTACTATATTCTGTCATAATCGCAGTAGCCCCATGTTTACTTAATAATTCTTGTATTTCTCCTATGGTTTTATTTACATTTATAGTTGTTGTGTAATTTTTTATGGCCATTTTTATTCTCTCCCTTCTAGTAGTTCTTGTAATTCTAATATTCTTTCATTAATTGCTTTTATTCTGTCTATATCTTTTACTTTATTACATGTTTTTAACATGTTCTTATATTCTTCTATCTTGTCTTTTACTTTTTGAATTGGAATGTAATTGTTAATTTTATCTGCATTTGTTAAATCTAATTCATTTTGCAATATATGTGTATCTTTATCCCATTTTTCTCTTAATTCTTCATTCTCTTTTTGTAGTTTTTCTATTAGATTTGATATTAAAACACATTCTATATAGCTTAATCTATCTTCATTTGTTATTTTTTCATTGTTAAAATCTTTTAAATATAATCTTTTAAATCTTTCAACAGCTTTCTTTTCTTCTTCGTTCATTTATTCCTCACTTTCTAGAAAATCACACATTTTATTTTCTTTTAATAAATATTTTTTCATTCTTTCTATTAATTCATCTTTTTTCTTCATTCTCTTTTAATACTCTTTTATAATCTGATAAAATATGCTCTATTGCTTTTTCTAATTTAAAATTTGTTTTAATCCTATCTCCATATTTCATTAGTAATATATGATACCCATTTGTTTTAAATTCTTCTAAGATTTTTATATCTTCTTCTATACTATTTTCTTTCACTTAAAACACCTCGATTTCTTCTGGTTTTTCTATGCTAACAGTTTCACAAACTTTTAAATTAAAGAATGTAAACTCTTCTGTTTTATAATCTATTTTTAAGTCTACTTCACACATTGTTTGTTTTAAACATTCAAATATCCATAAAGGTAATTTGATGTATTTAGGATAATTATGATACCTTGAAACATAATCATGTATTCTATTATTAACAATACATTGTAGTTCTAAATACTCAATACTATCTTTAGTTGTTCTTTTATTTATTTTTTCTTTCACTATGTATCACTCCTCTCTAAATCATAAATTTTGTTTTATCATTTAACATTTTAACAATTCCTTTAACAATATCTTTAACTATTTCACTTTGTTTGTTATGGTAAATTGAATATTCTTTTATATTAATTTCATCAAATTCAATATTAACATCTTTCATATAGTTTGTTATTAATGTTTGTACTTCTTCTGGATTTAATGTTTTCACTTCATGTATTATAGAAAATCTACGGATTAATGCTTCATCTATCATATCTTTACGATTAGTAGCTCCTATTACAATTATTTCATTGTCTAATAAATCAAATGATTGCATAAGGCTTATTACAACTCTTGACATTTCTCCTAAATCTTCTTTGCCTCTTTTTATTCCTATTGCATCTATTTCATCTAACATAAGTACACATTTTTGTTTTGAAACATATTCAAAAACTTTATCAATATTTTTACTTGTTCCTCCCAATAAAGAAGTTATACATTGTGAAAAATTTAAATAAGCAAATGGCAACCCCAATTTATATGCAACATATTTTCCAAAAGTTGTTTTTCCTGTACCTGTTTCCCCGTATAACAATGTAGT